ACACAATTATCCAGAATATCGCATCTATCGTATTATGGAAATGGATACAACCATATGGTATGGTCAGCCAACTCCTAGTGATCCAAGAATAGAATATATTGGTGCCTGAGTAGGATGGCAAAGAATTGCGTGGGCTGCAGAGACGGTGGTTCTGCGACGGACTGTAAATCCGTTCCCTAAGGGTAACATTGTAGGTTCGAATCCTACCCCACGCACCATAAGCGCCATCGGACCGTGCCCCACTGTGCGGCAGCCGATGTAAAAGAAGCCGTGTGGCGAGTCAGGAGCCAGTTAACGGTGGGTAGAGTTTAAGTTGCCTGAGTCAGACGGTAAGGCGCGGGTCTGCAAAACCTTGAGAATCCGGTTCGACTCCGGAAGGTAACTCCAGTATGTTTCGGTAGCTCAACTGGATGAGAGCATCGCGCTACGAACGCGAAGGTTGGGGGTTCGAATCCCTCTCGGAACACCAATTCGCCGATGTAGCTCAGCGGTAGAGCACTCGCTTCATACGCGAAGGGTCGTAGGTTCAAGTCCTACTTTCGGCACCAATAAGATACGGAGATTAGCGCAGTCTGGTAGCGCATCTGCTTTGGGAGCAGAGGGTCGCAGGTTCGAACCCTGCATCTCCGACCACCTCTTGCGGAGGTAGCTCAGTGGTAGAGCTTCTGCTTGCCAAGCAGACGGTCGTGGGTTCGATCCCCATTCTCCGCTCCATTAATGCCCTCGTAGTCCAACTGGCAGAGGCGCCGGTCTTAGAAACCGGATGTTGTAAGTTCGAATCTTACCGGGGGCACCATAATTCGATGAGCAGAATCGCGTCCGATCTGAGAGTAAGCCACTATGTGGACCGTCTTTTCTCAGGTGAGCTCGGGGTAAGACATCTTACATAAGCTTGGTAACCCGGATTCTGAAAAGAGGGTCGACACTCGTCCTCATCGATAATATTCGCATCCTTAGCTTAGCGGTAGAGCGTTCCCTTGACATGGGAGAGGTCGTTGGTTCGATCCCAGCAGGATGCACCATTGCCCATATAGCCAAACTGGTAAAGGCGGCAGTCTCAAAATCTGTAATCTGTAGGTTCAAATCCTACTGTGGGCACCATGATTACGTAGCTCAGCAGGATAGAGCATCGGTTTCCTAAACCGAGGGTCGCATGTTCGAGTCATGCCGTGATCACCATGCTGTCTTAGTGTAACTGGTAAGCACGTGAGATTGTGAATCTCGAGGTTTTGGTTCGAACCCAGAAGACAGTACCATATAAATATGGCATGTTCAAGATATACGAAAAAGTACTAGATCATGTATTGAAACTCATCTGGTTGGCCTTGATGATTCACTGGCTACTGGATGGTATATCTGTAAGCAGTATCTTCAAATGAAGAAGCTAGCTCTCTTCAACCACCACCCAGAATGTTCTGATCAGTGTTGTCTTGGTATGACTAGAGCTCTTTCTCCAAATTATGAAGTCAAATGGTTTTCACTACGTGATAATATTGATGAGGTGCTAAATGATGTGAATGGAATTGTTTTCCCTGGCGGCATTGGCGACAGTGACAGTTATCACGATTTCTTTACACGCACTAAAGCTAACAAGATCGCAGCGTTTCTTGCTAGAGGTGGTAGGTATATCGGCGTTTGCATGGGTGCTTATTGGGCTGGTTCTAGATATTTTGACCTTCTCGATAAGGTAGATGCAGTTCAGTATATCAAGAGACCAACTGCAGATATAAAACGAAGCTATGGAACTGTTGCTCAAGTCGAGTGGCTTGGTGAGAAGCAAAACATGTTCTTTTATGACGGCTGCACGTTTACAGGTAGTGGCAGTTATGATATAATAGCTAAATATTCGAATGATGAACCTATGGCTATCATTCAAGGGAATGTTGGTATCATAGGTTGTCATCCGGAGAGTGAAGAATTCTGGTACGAGAAACCGTACCAATACATAAACGAGCACTGGCATGGAGGCTATCATCACAAGCTTCTGCTAGAGTTCGTTGACAGGTTATGGAGCTTTCGTCTAGCGGTTTAGGACATCGCCCTCTCACGGCGAAGATCACGGGTTCAAATCCCGTAAGCTCTACCAATACCCCGTGTTCTTCTAATGGCCTAGGAAGCCTCCCTTTCAAGGAGTACAATGTCGGTTCAACTCCGTCACACGGGACCAAAGCCTTCTTGGTATAGCTGGTGCGTACGCTGGTCTGAAGAACCAGAGGATGCGGTTCGATTCCGTGAGAAGGCACCATAAATATGGAGAGTTGGCCGAGAGGCTTAAGGCACACGTTTGCTAAATGTGCGAGGGGTAGAATCCTCCGTGAGTTCGAATCTCACACTCTCCGCCACTATATCGGTGTCGTATAATGGTAGTACAAGGGTCTCCAAAACCTTTAGCGTGGGTTCGATTCCTACCACCGGTGCCATATAAATAGTTCGTCTGCCACGGAATGTCAGTCGGATAATAGTTAGTAGCTAGTCACTGCAACTACCGAGCCAACCGTGCCTCTAGATCTTGTTGTATCAGACTGGTATAACTTAAGGAGTGACTTCCGAGATTGGCTGGATAGAGGGCGCTGTTGTGGGGCAGCAGGCAAGTAGCGGAGAGCTACACCCACAAGAATTAGGAGGGTAGCGTCTATGGTAGACATACAGTCTTGAAAACTGCGCCACCTCACGGTTGATGGTTCGATTCCTTTACCCTCCGCCATATACGGTTAGTCGCGGTAAATAGACTCGTGTGGGCCCACGGTTAGCCCACAACTTCTATGGAGTTTATTATGCAATTCATGAATCTATGGGCAACACCTGTTGCTATCTTTCAAAATAGAGACTATAGAGATATTAACGCAGAGATCCTTAAGTATGAGGAGCTCAGAGGTTGCAATTTCCTAAAGAAGAAGGACGTGTGGGATTATAAGGATGAAATCCCTGCGCTTGGTTCTCTCTATGATTGGATGTTAGATTGTACTGCTAAGTATGCCGAGGAATGCTTCGGCATGGAATATCGCCCTGACTACTTTCGACATGGTCATGGATCGATCAATTTCCGTGGTAAGGGCGAGGAAGCTCTTCTACACACGCATCGATTGACTACGGTTGTGATGACATATTATGTCGACGTCTATGATAACTGTGGTGACATTAGACTTCTAGATCCTAGAAGCACTCTTGGTTGGATCAGTCGTAACGATGGTCGACCCTACAATCAATACACACATAGCCCAAATAATGGTGAGCTGATCATGTTCCCAGGTTGGGTTACACATATGGTTGCGCAAAACCAATCTGATAAAGAGCGTGTTGCTCTCACGTCTAACGTGTACCTAAAAGATGAGCATAAAGATAAGGTGTACTGATGAATAGATTCTTTGTAATTGATGACGTCTTTGATGAGCAGACACGTATTAAGATTCGTGACTTCGAGTATGGGCCTGCATCACCACAAAAGTGGTACGATCTAGGTACTAACCCGGATCACGAGAAGATCTTCGATATTGCTATCGAGCTTGGGTTTGGATTCATTCATGGTGCCGGTATTATTGGCTATGAGATGTGGTGCAACACTAGGGCCGTTGGATGGCATTACGATCATGATGAGGTAGCCTCACGTGAGGCTGGTAAGCTAATTACACCTACATTTGCTGCCGTATACTATGCAGAGATTGCTAATCTTGAAGGCGGTGACCTAGTCACCGAGACCCATAGAATCACTCCTGTAACCAATAGATTGGTCATCATGAGTGGTGGATTCAGACATGCTGTATATCCATACGCCGGTACGCGTAAGGCTATCACGCTTAATCCATGGGATCATAAAATCGATAACGCGGGTGTAGCTCAGGGGTAGAGCTTCAGTCTTCCAAACTGAATGTCGAGGGTTCGAATCCCTTCGCCCGCTCCATTAAGGTATATCATGTTTACATTCTTCCATCGTAAAAAGAGGATCACTGTCGATTGCTTCACGGCATTATCGCCAGCGTTCGAGTACACACCAATCGTAAGAGCGTCTAAGACGATTCCCGATTGGTGGAAGAACTTACCAAAGGTAGGTCCTCTTAAGGATGATAATGGTACATTTCGTATTGACAATAATATGAGACGGTGCTATGGATTCCTCGAGCTCTACAAGCGTGGAGCTATCATTGAAGCATGGTGTGATAACCACCTTGAAATAAACCCTGACAACTATCGCTTTCATGTCACTATTGGTGAAAAGCCAACTTGGCATGAACGCGAGCAGTTTCAGGGTGCTTTCAATAACTATCATCATGTAAAGCTCATGAGCCCGTGGCACCTCCGTGATAAGACTGGAATGCCTTTCATGTTCATGGGTGCCGAGTGGAACAATGAGCTTCCATACAAGGTGCTTCCCGGTATCGTTGAGTATCAGAATGTATCTGGTACACACATCAACCTGATGGTTCCAAAATACACATCTTCATATGACATGGATATTAAGCTGGGGACACCTCTTGTCCACATTATCCCGCTGCGTGATGATGTGCATGTAGACTTCAAGTGTCATCTCCTGACACAGGATGAGCTTCAGAAAGTAGCCTTACACGGTGGTATCTCGTATGATGGCATTCGTGGGATGATTGGCCTACGCAAGCGTAATGAATCTAGAGGCTGTCCGTTCGGCTTCGGATAAATAAGCACATGAACGCGTCGTTATGAAATCCTGATGATTGATTAATCTTCAATTTCATAACGGAGCTTCAGATGAAGAGATTTTTAGTAGCCCTAATCGGGCTATGCGCATTTACATGTGCTGCCGTAGCACAGAACCTACCAGCCGGTTCATTAGGTATCGTTAATAACAATACGCCAAACACATGGCAGACATTTACCTACTCATTCACACCATCAACGACTGGTGCTAACTTCGTAGGTTTTGCATTTCGTCAGGATCCAGCGTTCTGGACTTTCGACAATGTCAGACTAACAGCAGCTGGTTCATCAACCAACCTGCTAACTAACGGTGCCTTTGATACAGGTGGACAGTTCAGTGTAACAACCACTAACGGTCCTTCCTCTATGCAGGCGCCAACTAATTGGGGCGTATGGTATCAAAATGGAACTTATCCTGCAGCAGCTGGTACCTGGACTGATATTGGGGGCACTCATGGTGGTGTATGGTATGACGGAGCTGTTGGCTCGTTCGACGGCATTTATCAAGGCGTGGTTCTCCAGGCGGGGACAAGTTACACAATTTCTTTTGAAGTTAGTGGCAACAATACTGCTGACAGTAATTCTATTCAGCTTGGCGTTTATGGCGGCGCGTGCGCAACTGTAAGTATTGCTGCTAATCAGTGTACGATCCCAGCAGCCGCCGGTTTTACCACACTAGCTACACCTGCACAAGGTGCGGCTGCTGGTACTCCAACTCCGCCAGCGCCAACTATCGTAAGCACTGCACCTGGTCAATCTAGTGTATCATCATCTAGTTCTCCAGGTACGACCGTTATTACGACTGCTAGCACAAGAGGCACTTCAACGACGGCAATTGCCCGTTCAGATGCAGCCGCAAGATCCGTTAACAATATCAATGTGACAAGAACTACTGTGACCACAGTTACGACACCGGTTACAACGATTACCACACGTACAACTCCTATCGTCACAACGACAACAACCATACCTAGAACAGTCACAACATGGAGCGATGGCACCACAACGACTGCTGATGGAACACCGGTTGTTACTCGTACGACAACTAACCAGATTGTCACATCATCAGCGATTGCTAACGATGTACAGTCTACAACCGGAACACAGTCACAGTCTGTTAGCTCCAATGGTGCTAAGAGTGCTGTGTCTTATCGTAACAACAATCCATTCATCGTTGACGCACTAAGTCAGAAGGATGGAGCATGGATTAGCCCGACCGCAAGCTACTACAAGTCTGTAGGCAGCATGTCATCTGGCGGTGTGTCTGTTGGTTACCAGTGGACGGTTGACAACAACACATTTGGTACAGCGTTTGCCTACAACAATTCAAAAAGCGGTGGGCTTGTTGGTTCTGATGTACAGGTTGCAACCTACGATGGTGTTGCATACATCCTAAGCAAGCAGGAAGACGTGTGGGTTAAGGGAACTATCGGTTACGGCTATGGTGACTATACGGCCAACACATCGATCCCAACGTTTGCCCTATATAATATGGGTAAGCTAAAGCAGAAAAACTACGTAGCTGATCTAACACTTTACAGTGCAGATGACTACGTTGGTTTCCGTCCATTGATTGGTGCTACGATCAATAAGAGCCAGATTGAGGCTTCTGCTGTTGGTAGCCCACTGCTAGACACTACGGGTGACATCATGTCTACAACTACGGTAAATCCATACGTAGGTGCTAGATATGACTTTACAGACAGTGTTGGTATCGAGATGAGAGCCACACAGACTAAGGACTTCAAGACAGTCGGTGGAATCCGCGCTGTTGCCAAGACTGAGCTGTTTGATGGTGTGTTCCTGAATGCTACGGTAGGACTAGATAAGGGAACAGGCTACCAGGGCGCATCCGGTACCCTTGGTATCAAGGTCGCCTTTTAAGGTGTACAATGTCTCTCCATCGTGGTATAATACTTAAATGATGGAGAGAGACATGGCTGAAGTTATCCAGTTTCCACTGCAAGCACGAGGCGCTACGATCATTCAGGGAGTAGCGTCTCAGAGACCTTATAACCAGACTAAGTATATCGCCCTTATCGAGAGGTTCTTGACCGAGGACGATTTTGACTTTGTGATGAGGGCTATTGAGGAACCATTCCTCTATTCAGCTCTTGAACCACAACTGCAAAAGATCGTGGACTGTTACTTCAGTTACGATCGATGATGTATAAATAGACTTACGAAACACGCAAAGGTGCACCATGACTAAGCAGATTACATACCGTAATCCAGTTGCTAAGGCTCTGAAGGGCCAGTCTTTCCGTGCGCGTGTGGTCGCTGCTAAACGCGGCAAGGGTTCCTACAAACGTCAGAGCTTCAAAAAGTTCTGAGGTTATGGATCCTTAGCTCAGTAGGTTAGAGCGGCGGTCTTTTAAACCGAAGGTCCTGGGTTCGAGTCCCAGAGGATCCACCATTATATGTGCACCTTTAAGATTACTAATTGTCCGCACGAACTTGACATTGACAGGTTCCTCCATTTAGGTGGGCCTGATGTTACGTGGACAGTGAAAAAAGAAGGCATATCATTTACACACTCCTTATTGAGTGTGACCGGTCAGAGAACTGTACAGCCTATTGAGCAAGGCGAAAGACTTTATATGCTCATGGGTGAGGTGTACAACTATGATCGAAAGTTCAAGAGCGATGTGTATTATGTCGCTAGTATGTATGAATTGTATGGTGATAAATTTATCGACAAACTAGACGGTGAGTATCTAGTTATTGTATACGATAAGCGTATCATTCATATCTTCACGGATACGTGGAGCACTAGACAAGTTTGGTATGAAAAGATTGGTGAGTACTTTTATTTTGGTACGTATCCATTAGATGAGGTGGCTAACAAGCGATTTCATCGTGATTTGAGTATGCGAAATGTTACTGCTACTAGATTAAAGCATAACAGTCATTATGCCTTCGATCCCAGCCTCAATGAGTTAACTCTTGTTGACGGCGAACTTCATAAGTGGGATCTGAACCAGTATAAGATTGACTTAACTGATTGGAACAAAGCCTTTGAAAAGGCAGTTGTTAAGAGATGGCATGAAAAAACGATGCTGTCTCTTAGTGGTGGTTTAGATAGTAGTGCGGTTGCTTTATGTTTAGCCGATTATGGTTTGAAATATAGCAGCATTAATTTGTGTATGACGGATGCCGAGGATATGCTAACATATGCTCAAGTTCTGCAGTACACTAGAAAATATAATGACGCGTATATGGTCAAGGAGCCGGATAATGCTGGACCTTCCATACAGCGTAAGAGACTTATAGATGCAGGTGTGTATCATCATGCGTACTCTAGAGTAGCTAAGGAAACCAACAAACGTGGTTTCCGTGTTATTCTAACCGGTCATGGCGCTGATGAGATTATGTGCAACTATATGAATAAGCCTATCGTTCAACCTCGATCAGAGTTTGATAGATGGCCTGATGATCTGACCAGTATCTTTCCGTACCATCATTTTTATGGTGGCTATCAGAGAGATATTATAGATAAGCATGAGTATACATCTCTGACATATGCGTTAGAGTGTCGAAATGTATATCTAGATAATGAGCTGACTCAAGAATGGTTGTGGTTATCGCCGGAGATAAAAAACATGGGGATTAAATATCCACTAGTTAGTTATTTGAAAGATCGATCGATAACACTACCATCAAAGGTTGCGGCTTTTGCTGGACAAGAAATTAGAAGTTTTATATGATGGAAAATATGCGTGACTTTATTATGGTAGTGATTATGTGCAACTTGATTGCAATCTTAGCTTCTGGCTTTTTGATTGTGTTAAGTTATTGGAATTAGAAACAACTAAGGAGCAATAAAATGCAAAAGACTATCATTACGGCGCTTGTTCTTCTTGCGTCGACAGCAGTGGCTTCCGCTACTGATCTGCCAAGCAAGACGAAGGCACCGTCTCTACCCACACTTGCACAGTCAGATGACTTCTATGCAGGCGTGAATGCAGGCGGTAACTTCAACGATGCACGCGTCTATTCTGGTGGTGCTGTTGCTGGCTGGAACGTCCTTCCGTTCCTCGCAGTAGAAGGTACATACGACTTCTCTCGTCCTGAGACGAAGATCCGTGGCGACTACAACTACCAGAATACGGTTGCTGTAAACGCTGTACCGCAGTACAAGGTTCCTGCTCTTCCTGTCACCGTCTATGCACTAGGCGGCGCGGGTTATCGCTGGAACACTGCAGCTACCGTAGCGGATATTTCCGTTTATAACTTCGGTGCTGGTGCCAAGTATGAGTTCGCTAAGGGCTTTGAAATCGACGGTCGTTATCGTCGTATCGATGCCATTGAGAGCAAGTACCGTACTTCGACTTCGGCCGAAGATCGTGCTACAATCGGTCTGAACGCTAAGTTCTAATGATTGAACCCAAGGTCAGACCCGCTACTTTGGATGACCTTGATCAGATCGAAAGCATAGAAAAAACTTTCGGCGCAGATGCCTTTTCAAGAAGGTCTCTGCGCCGATTGCTTTCTAAGACGATCGTAGTTGACTACGATGGGGTTGTGGCATACTGCACATTCTTCAAACACAAGAAGGCCACAAGGATCTACAGCATAGCGGTTGATCCAAGATGCAGACGAATGGGTTTCGGCAAGACCCTGATGAAGGAAGTCGAGTGGCAGGCTAAGCAACTAGGCCACACTACGATGCTTCTGGAGGTTGCCAAGACGAATACAGAAGCTAGGCTATTATATGGCCTAATAGGCTACGTAGAGGTCAAGGACTTAGTAGACTACTACGAAAAGGGCAAACACGCTATCAAATTGGCTAAGCAGCTTAATTAACTGTGTACTTGCCCGTCAGCTGTGATATAATATTCATATTGGTTGAGAGGACTTCACTATGAACGATTTCAATGTGGCACTAACAAAGAACTATACGAAGTTGACCCTTATCACGGTCGCTTCACTATCTAGTACCCTGGGTCTCCGTACCGAGTTGGCTATCATCCTGAATGATATGGCTATGGCTACGTGGATCTCTATCATCTGGGTTTTTGTGATCATCGCTGTCTTGGCCTACTACAAGTCCAAGGCTGATGTGGAGCTTCTGAAGTTCCGTGAGGGTGACAAAAATCGCATCTTGGCTGGCTTTAAGCCGCTCTCGACATATACATATACAGGTCAGACAGAATCTCTTGTCAACCGACTGAATAGCATGGACTCTACCGTCACGGAGAAATAAGATGAACCGCTTCATTGTAAAGTACGACATCAAGCATATTGCTCAGACCTCGACTCTCCACGGCTATCTGACCCCAGAGACGTGTAAGTTTGGTACTCTACAAGACGCTATCAAGTTCGTTCGTACCATGCGTGGACGCCGCACGAATAAATATGAAGTCGTGGGCATGCCTGTTATCGAAAGGATCTCAAATGCGTAAGCTCGTTCTAGTTTTATCCCTATTAGCTATGGCAACACCGGCCATGGCCGATCCGTACGACCATCGTCGTATTCCACAACCACACCGTCGTCCTTATGAGCATCGTGGCCATGGTGCCGCTCCATGGATTGCAGGCGCGATTGGTCTCGGTGTTCTAGGTGCTATCATCGCTAATCAGCCTCCTCGTCCAACATGCTGGAATGAGATGGTTGGGTATGATCGTTTTGGCCGTGAAGTCTGGCAGCGCGTCTGCTCTTAATAAGGAACCTTTGTTATGATGAAGTTTGTAATGATCCCGGCGCTGGCTCTTGCCTTGGCTGGTTGCGATGAACATAAACCTTCTGCTGATCAGGTACAGCGTCAGCAGCAAGAACAGCTGTCGATGCAAGGCGTAATGTCAGTTGGCATGCCTGCTATCACTCGGTTTGCCGAGAAACGTATGCTCAAGGACATCCTCGAGCTTCGCGATCAGATGCATCCTACCTACACCTATCTGGTTGGTGAGATGAATGGTACGATTGGTGAGAAGGTTTGCGACTCACTTGGCTACGGTATCTCTGGCGCTACTCAGTATACTAATCCCCAAAAGATCGAATGGCGCTGGTCCGGAAATGCATATGCTTCTGGTGTCCTTCCTCAGGCTGATCCTAATGGTCTATTCTCTCCCGCTACCACAGAAGGTACTTGGGTGATGTGCAAGGTTCCTGGCTCTGATAAGGTAATGCCACAGTACATCGAGCCTCGTGTTATCGTGTTGTCTTTCCCGAAGGAGTCACGTAAATGAGCTATAAGAATGATGCAAAAGAAGTTGCCCAGTTCTTTTCCCTGTTTGGGTTTGGTATCTGGGGGTTGACTTTAGTTGTCCTACCGTTGATCGGTGCACTTGGTTATATCTCGTACATGGCATACGCATTCTATGCTCCCAAGTACGAGCAGGTTCGCTATGATACATTCAAGCAGAGCCAGACATACAATGATGGCATGCTCCGTGACCTGCAGGATCTACAGATGGAGTACATGAAGGCTAATGACGAACAGAAGGCTGCTATGAAGGCAATCATCCTTCACCGCTTTGCTGTCTATGACGTCGAGCGTCTGCCTATCGACCTTCGTTCATTCTATCAGAGTATCCGCTAATGAAGTTCATGATCGATCATCAGAATTCACTGCAGTACGAGATTGATTATCTAAAGACGCAAATCAGGGAACATGATACCGGCCATATTCGTACCGCTATCTCTGTTCTAGAGGAGCGTGTAGCCGAGATCCAAAAATATATCGATGACACGTGGGCTATGATGGCCCGAGCGCAAAAGGCGATTCACGGATGAAAGTAAAGATTGGACCATACATTAACTGGATCGGGCCTTACCAGATCGCGTCTGGTATCTTCTTCTGGTTGGAGAGGTATCCGGACGATAAAAAGGCTGAACGCTGGGACTATCGTCTTCATGAGAAGTTCGGTGATTGGCTTGCTGATACGTGGGTGACTACGTTTTGCAACTGGATCCATGACAAAAATAAGCGTAATATAAAGATTCGTATCGATCCATGGGATACGTGGTCGATGGATCATACCTTGTCGCTTATCATTCTTCCTATGCTGCAGCAGCTCAAAGTTACTAACCATGGATATGGTCGTATCGATGATGAGGACGGCTGCCCTATCGAGAAGGGTGCAGAGACTGATTACTATACTCATGAGAACGATGAGCAGCGTTGGGCTTGGTTAATGGACGAGCTGATCTGGACATTCAACGAGATTGCAAATGAAAATCCTAATGAACCAGATTGGAAAACATCTTTGCCTGAAGAGCGTGAAGCTTATGATAAGCGCATAAGTAATGGCATGAAGCTCTTTGGTAAGTACTATCAATCCCTGTGGGACTAATTGCTCGGGGGTGGCGCAACTGGTGGCGCAGGGGACTTTGAATCCCAAGGTTGAAGGTTCGAGTCCTTCTCCCCGAACCAACTTTGAGATAAAGTGGAAAAAGCTATGACAGAGACTTTAACATTCACATGCAAAGAACTATACGACCTCTATAAGTGGATTGATGCTATGGATCCAAAGCCACCACTTATTAAGATCTATAGTACGCAAACCGGTATTGGTCCAGCGCTTCGTGCTGAGATTGATAATGGTGAAGGCGAAGGGATCTATAAGGACTTTACCGACTATGAGAGTTGGTAAATAGAGTAATGCCCGGTTAGCTCAGAGGTAGTAGCGTTTCCTTTACACGGAAAATGTCGGCGGTTCGATCCCGTCACCGGGTACCATTACTCTTTTTTAGAAGCCTCTGTGGTCTTCTTTGCACCATCCAAGAACTGATGAATCGAGTTGATGTTCTTCTGACACTGCGTGTTATTTGTGTGCAGTTGAATGAGCAGCTTCGATACCTCAACGTCTGTCAGTGTTTCCGGATTTGGGAACTTGCGCACGTTAGGGCAATTGAACAAGCTAGCATCTGGCATGATCACAACCTGTTCAGTCTTGGTCAGTACCTGAGGTGGAAGTGCCTTGGCACAACCTGCTACGATGAATGGAAGGAGTAGTACTAGCTTCTTCATTTCGGTGCATCCTTTAGCTTGGTCACTGTCATCTTCAATACCTCAGAGGCAGGACGATCTAGCTTCTTTGTCTCTGCTGCAGACAGATAATCATCTGCCGCTTTCATCTTAGCTTCGAAAGCTTCTTTCTCATCCTTGTTCTTCTTGATAATCTCTTCTTGAGAAGCTTGGATGGCTTCCATCTTAGCTTTAAACTCTTGCTGGTCCTTGATGGCCTGCTCGATTTGTTTTTGATTGTACTCGAGTAGGGCCTCACGTTCGATGCTTGAACGCCAACCGACATAGGCTGCGGTGAGTGCTCCAAAGAACAGCAATCCACCGATGATGATAATATACAGGCGCATGATAACCTCCATGTTCTAAGCCTATTTATAAATATGATGTACCAGGAGGTCACTATGATTAGACAGGTTCCACTAGTAGGTAATATGCAGATTGTCCCACAGGAGATTGTCGAATACTGTGCTGCACAGATTCCTGATGATGGGGAGAATACCTTTAAAGAATTCTTGAAGGTTGCTAAGCAACTGAAGTATGCAGGGTTGACACCGGTTTTCTTGTGCTCAGATGATCTGAGGGATCTATACGTAACATCACACGAAAAACTGCAAAAAAAGTTTCACTGACCATGTAAGTTTTGTGCATGAGCACATATATAGGATTGTGGGATGCCATAAGGGTCCCATGATACACAAACTAACTCGCTTAACAGGAGATAGAAATGACTAATTGGCCTACATATAAGTTCGATCACACGTTCGCAGACTTCAACAAGTTTGACAAGTACTTCGTCGGAGCCGACAAGTTCTTCGATCGTCTCAAGGAGACAAGTGATCTGATTGCTAACACTGCTGCTGTAACCTATCCGCCATTCAACCTCAAGAAGACTGATGAGAACGTCTACGTCCTTGAGATGGCTGTTGCAGGTTTTGCAAAGCATGACATCGAGCTTACACTCGAGGACAACAAGCTGAAGATTGCTGGTAAGGTAGAAGCTGACGATGAGAAGACTGATGAGTACCTGCACAAGGGTATCTCTGCTCGTCCCTTCCAGCGTTCATTCGTTCTGAATGATAATGTCGTTGTCAACAACGCACAATATATTAATGGATTGCTGAAGATCTGGCTTGAGCACATTATCCCTGAGGATAAGAAGCCTAAGAAGATCAACATTGAGGATACAGACACTCTTGCTCCTAAGGGCAAGAAGCAGTTCCTCGCAGAGTAATTCCCCGCCAATAGATACGTCGATTGGCCCCTCCCGGCTCCGGCCGGGAGCTTTTTATTTAAGGAATAAGAAAATGACACAACTATTATCAACTTTCAGCAATTGGCTGAAGGATACATCGTACTATTACAATACAATTTACGAACTATCTAGATTGACAGATAGAGAGCTACAGGATATTGGGCTTACACGTAATGAGATCGTTCATGTTGCGAGCGAGCAATATGTAAGGCGCGTGATAAATAATTCGTGATTCACAATAACTTATGGAGTGCATATGTCTATTACTAAAGAACAACTCTCATCATTCTTCGAAGATACAGATAATGGTGTGATTGAGGCTTTTATCGATCCTCTCAATAAGACATTTGAGAAGTTTGAAATCAATAATCCAAATCGTATTGCTATGTTCCTCGCTCAGGTTGGTCATGAGTCTGGCGGTCTTACTAAGACTCAAGAGAATCTGAACTATAAGCCAGAGCGTCTAGCACAGATCTTTCCGAAGTATTTCCGTAATGTTGATCCGCATGACTATGCACACAATCCTGAAAAGATTGCTAATCGTGTATATGCTGATCGCATGGGTAATGGTGACGAAGAGTCTGGTGATGGTTACAAGTTCCGTGGTCGTGGGCTGATTCAGCTTACCGGCCGTGACAACTATGAATCATTTGCTGAGGATATGGGTATGGATCTAGACGCAGCAGTTGCTTATCTAGGTACACCTGAAGGTGCAGCTATGTCTGCAGGTTGGTTCTGGGATCAGCACGATCTTAACGAGCTGGCTGATGCCGGTGACGTCACACGATGCACTAAGAAGATCAATGGTGGTACCATCGGTCTTGAAGAGCGCACTGAGCTCTTCGAAGAGGCAAAGACAATTTTTGCCTGATTCTAGAACCGAGTCATTTACTTTTACGTGAAATTATTGTATAATGTATCTACAATGGAGGTCAGATGACTCGGTTCTACACACACGTCTATATGCGCGGCAACAAGATCTATGTCCGTGGCTATCAGAATGGCAAGCCCTTCAAGGAAGAGGAGCACTACCAGCCATATCTGTTCGAGTACGTTCCTAATCAGAATTCTAAGTACAAGTCACTCGATGGTCGTCCTGTCCGTCGACGTGACTTTCGTAGTATCAAGGAAGCACGCGACTATGTGAAGTCGATGGAGGGTGTGTCCAACAAGCAGATGTTTGGCTTGACACACTATCAGTACACGTACCTCAATGATGAGTTCTCAGGTGAGGTTGAGTACGATCCATCCGTCATCTCTGTAGTCAGCATCGATATTGAGACGCCGACCGATCAAGGCTTTCCTGATCCTGAAGCTGCTGATGTTCCTGTCAGCAATATCACGATCAGCAAGAACGGCAAGATCGTTGTGTTCGGTTGTGAGTACTACAAGGTCAAGGAACCTAACGTCTACTACTTCCTCTGTAAGGACGAGGAAGAGATGCTGCATAAGTTCCTGATGGTGTGGAATGATGAAGACTGGGCACCCGATGTTCTGACTGGTTGGAACATTGATGGGTTCGACATACCGTATCTGTTCAATCGTATCACTAAGGTCCTCGGTGAGAATGAGGCACGCAAGCTGTCACCATGGCGTATGGTCGAAGCTCGCGAGGTAAAGATGAAGACTGGCGAGACAAAGATCATCTACGATCTTGTCGGCATTGCTGTGCTTGACTACCTCGAGCTGTATAAGAAGTTCTCGTTCACCAATCAGGAGAGCTACAAGCTTGATCATATCGCCAACATCGTCCTTGGTGAGAACAAGCTTGACTACTCTGAGTTCAACTCACTGTATGAGTTCTACAAGAAGGACTATGAGCGATTTGTCGACTACAACATCCACGATACTGTTCTAGTTGAGCGTCTTGAGGATAAGCTTGGCATGATCAAGCAGGTGTTCGCCCTTGCCTATGATGCTAAGGTGAACTTCAATGACGTATTGACGACCACACGTCCGTGGGATGTTATCATCCACAACTACCTGATGAATCAGAATATCGTTGTGCCATTCTTCACTCCATCAAAGGAGGACTTCACTCTTGTCGGTGGTTACGTCAAGGAAGTACAGACTGGTATGCATAAGTGGGTTGTGTCATTCGACTTGAACTCACTCTATCCTCATCTCATCATGCAGTACAACATCTCTCCTGAGACGTTTGTACGCCGTCAGCGTAATGTGCCATCGATCGATAACATCATCAAGGGGATGTATCGTGCACCAGATGGTGACGAGGCTGTAGCGGCTAATGGTTGTACGTACACCAAGGAGAAGCAGGGATTCCTTGCAGCTCTGATGGAGAAGATGTATGATGATCGTGTGATCTACAAGAACATGATGCTTGATGCGAAGAAGCGTTATGAGCAGACGAAGAGCAAGGAGGATGAGAAGCTAATCTCACGCTATCATAACCTCCAGCTCGCCAAGAAGATCCAATTGAACTCAGCTTACGGTGCTCTCGGCAATCGTTACTTCCGTTGGTTCTCATTCGATAACGCCGAGGCCATCACGACATCCGGCCAGCTCTCTATTCGTTGGATCGAGAGCCGTATGAACGAGTACATGAACAAGATCTGTAAGACGAAGGGTGTTGACTATGTCATCGCATCTGATACAGACTCTATCTACGTCACGTTCAAGAACCTGATTCCTGTAGGTGCTGATGAGCTTGAGTCTGTTAAGCTTATCGATGAGTTCTGTGAGACTAAGATCCAATCATACATCAACAGCTGCTACGATGAGTTGGCTGGTATGATGAACGCCTATCAGCAGAAGATGCAGATGAAGCGTGAGACGATCGCCAACAAGGCGATCTGGAAAGAAAAGAAGATGTACATCCTCAACGCTTGGAACATCGAGGGTGTGCAGTTCGACAAGCCTAAGCTCAAGATGTCCGGTATCGAAGCTGTTCGTTCATCCACTCCTAAGAAGTGCCGTGATGCTATTAAGACTGCTCTTGAAGTCTTGATGAATCAGACTGAGCCTGAGTTCCAGAAGTTTATCGCTGACTTCAAACTCAAGTTCATGGAGATGCCGTTCGAGGAGGTTGCCTTCCCGCGTGGTGTTCGCCTGATGGGATATAAGACATCGCCTACCGGTGGTTCGTACAAGTTTGAGTATAAGCTTGGTGATAAGTCGCTACCTATCCAGGTTCGTGGTGCACTAGTCTACAATGACATGATCAAGCGTATGGGGCTAGAGAAGAAGTATGACATGATCAAGGAGGGTGACAAGATCAAGTTTGCGTATCTGACATCACCTAATCCACTACGATCAAATGTCGTAGCAGCTCCGGATGTGTTGCCACCTGAGTTTAAGCTGGACATGTATATCGACCGTGATATGCAGTTCGAGAAGACATTCCTCGATCCACTCAAGTCCATTACCGAAGTTATCGGATGGCAGATCGAGAAGAAGGCAACACTACAATCTTTCTTCTACTGATGTACAAGCATGCACACTCGTGTTATAATAACTGAAGTAACCAAAAGGAGACTACATGTCGCTTAAGGACAAACTTATTAAGAACAGCACTATTGACTGGACGTCAACACTGACCGACAGTAAAATCTTTACTAAGAAGGACATCATCCAGACTCCTGTGCCTATGATCAACGTAGCACTATCAGGCACTGTCGATGGTGGTTTGACACCTGGCGTGACCATGCTTGCCGGTCCTTCTAAACACTTCAAGACTGGCTTCGCTCTTCTCCTTGCATCTGCATTTCTAAAGAAGTACAAAGATGGTGTCATCCTTTTTTATGATTCTGAGTTTGGTACCCCTCAGTCTTATTTTCAAACGTTTGGTATTCCTTTTGATAGCGTGGTTCATACTCCTATCACTGACATCGAAGAACTGAAGTTCGATATTATGCAGCAGTTGAAGGAGATCACGCGCGATGAACATGTGATGATCGTCATCGACTCTATCGGTAACATCGCTTCGAAGAAGGAAGTTGATGATGCTCTCGATGGTAAGTCTGTCGCTGACATGTCACGTGCTAAGCAGTTGAAGTCCTTGTTCCGTATGATCACTCCTCATCTGTCTCTCAAGGACATTCCAATGGCCGTGATCAATCATACATACAAGGAAATCACGATGTATCCTAAGGACATCGTGTCCGGTGGTACCGGCTCGTACTATGGTGCAGATAATATCTGGATCCTTGGTCGTCAGCAGGATAAGGATGCCGATGGCATTCAGGGTTACCACTTCGTTATTAACGTGGAGAAGTCACGCTATGTACGTGAGAAGTCGAAGATACCTATTACAATCTCATTTGAGGGCGGCATTAATCGTTGGTCTGGCCTGCTTGATGTGGCACTTGAGGGCGCCTACATCGTCAAACCCAAAGCCGGTTGGTACGCACTCGTCGATCGTGAGAGTGGAGAGGTTAAGCAACCTTCAATGAGAGCCGCTGACATTGTCGACAACAAGGAATTCTGGATGAAGATGTTCTCAGAGACAGACTTCGCCAAGTTCATCGAGGCAAAGTATCGCATGGCTACTGCATCGATCATGGAGGATCAAGAAGATGGCGTGGAAACAAGTATCTGAGCATGTTAGCCAGGATATGAAGAAGCATGCACATGTGAACCATGACATGGAACTTGATTGCTACTTCATTGACTTTTACCTTGATGATGTGTATGTTATCACAGAGCGTTATCCGGGTAAAAGTCAACACTTCGCTGAAGATGCTGCCGAAAATTATGTGCTAGGAATTTTGAATGTACCACAAACAACCTAGTTCCGTTAAGTATGATTACTCTAAAGAGGAGACCGTACGTATATGTCCATTGAGAAAACCATTCTTAGCAATCTCGTCTACAATGAAGCGTACGGTCGCAAGGTTATCCCATTCCTCAAAGATGAATACTTTTCGGATGTTCCTATTAGAACAGTATATCAACTCATCGATGCGTACGTTAAACAATACAACGCATTCCCATCCAAAGAGGCGCTGGCTATCGACCTATCCAATCGAGCTGGTACTCCAGAAAACGTGTTCAAGTCTTCTAAAGATATTGTAGAGAGTTTAAGCTTTGACAAAGATACGCAAGTCGAATGGCTTGTCACCCAGACAGAAAAGTTTTGTCAAGAGAAGGCAGTATACAATGCGATCATGTCATCCATCCAGATATTGGATGACCGTGATGGGAAAGTCTCTAAAGGGGCCATACCGCAAATCCTATCAGACGCGCTCGGCGTATCATTTGATACGAACATCGGGCATGATTTCATTGAAGACTCGGATGCGCGCTATGAGTTCTATCATACAAAAGAAAATCGCATCCCATTCGATCTTGACTACCTAAATAAGATTACGGGTGGTGGGCTTCCTAACAAGACGCTGAATATCATCCTTGCCGGTACTGGTGTTGGTAAGTCGTTGATGATGTGTCATATGGCAGCTGCCAATCTGATGATTGGTAAGAATGTTCTGTATATCACTATGGAGATGGCTGAGGAGCGTATCTCTGAACGTGTTGATGCAAACCTGCTTGATGTTCCTCTGGATCAACTTAAGGTTATTCCTAAGGACATCTATGAGAAGAAGATGGATAAGATCCGTAAGAAAACTCAAGGCAAGCTTATCGTTAAGGAATATCCTACTGCATCTGTTGGTTCTGCAAACTTTCGTCATCTGCTCAATGAGTTGAAGCTTAAGAAGAAGTTTGTCCCCGACATCATCTACATCGACTATCTGAATATCTGTACGTCTTCGAGGATTAAGCATGGAGCCCAAGTCAATTCTTATACCCTTATCAAGGCAATCGCAGAAGAGCTCAGGGGCTTGGCAGTCGAGTTCAATGTACCTGTCGTCTCTGCGACTCAGACAACTCGAAGCGGATATTCGAGCAGCGACCTGGAGTTGGGAGATACGTCAGAATCCTTCGGACTCCCAGCCACAGCTGATTTTATGTTTGGTATCTCCACATCAGAAAAGCTGGATGAACTCGGTCAAATCATGGTTAAGCAGCTCAAGAATCGCTATGGTGATCCCAGCTCTAATCGTAGGTTCGTTGTTGGGGTGGATCGCAGCCGTATGCGTCTCTACGATGTAGAGCAATCTGCACAGGATGACATCATGGAAGATCGTCCTGTCATGGACAACGGCCACTTCATGACTGAGGACACAGAACGTAATAAGCCAAGGCAGAAATTCACAAAGGACGTATTTGCGGGGTTCAAATGAAAGGTTTTGTAATATCACACCCAGATCCAAAGATGCGGGAGCATTGCTGGGGATACTGGACATTCGCACCTACTGCATCGGAAGC